TGTTGACGCCGTCACCCTCTCCCTCGCGATACCGCGGGCGACCGGACATCTCTTCGCGCAAGCCCTCGACCAGGACAGCCGCGGGATCGACATCCTGTCCCATTGCCTCGGGGAAGTAGCCTGCCTCGATGGCCTTGCGCCCCATCTCGTCGAGCGGCAAGCCGCGGCCCTCGTCGGGCATGCCTTCCATCGTCGGCTGCTGCTGGCGCTCGCGAACCTGCTGGCTCGTCTCGGCCACCAGCCCGCGCGGCGCGTCCATGCCGTCGAACTCGCCGCCGACATCCATCACGCCGCCTTCCGCCGCGACGAACTCCGACAGGCTCTGGCCGCGCGGCGCAAAGGCCCGCTCGCCACGGGCTCGCAGCGCGTTGATCTGGGCGTCCATCTGCCCGCGCCGACGGCGCGCCTGGATCTCGTCAGGCCCTTCCAGGCGCAGCCCATACCGCTGCGCAAGAGTGATGACGTCCATGTTCGCAAGATCCGCCATCTGCATCAGGAAGGCAGTCTGCTGGGACGCGTAGGTCCGCGCCTCTTCCGGCGCCCGCCCCGCCGCGCGCATCTGATCGACGATATTGTCGTAGACGACCTGGCTCGCCGTGCGGCTCTCCATGTCCTCGGTGTACTCGCGCTCCAGCTGCTCGCGATACCGGGCAAGCTCGCCGCCGAACTCCTCGTTGAACTTGCGCGCCTCGGTGAGCGACATCTCCCTTTCCGGGTCGAAGGTCGCATTTTCATGGAAGAAGCCAGCATCCTCGCCGCCGGCAATTCGCGCGGCGTACTGGGACATCGGGATGGGGATGTCGCCCCCGGCGCGCTCCGCAGTGTCAAAGGTGTTGAGATCGATGCCCCAGGCCGAGAGCGTCTCGTCATCCAGCGGCATGTCTTTGGCCTGGAAGTACTCGCGCACATCTTCCGCCGGAACGAAGATCTCGACCTCGCCCCAGCCCTGCTCTTCCAGGGCCTCGAGGAACTTCTCGGGAGAAGCCGCGCGCACCTGGGACTGGCCGGCCATCAGGTCGACCTCTTGCAGCTTCACATCCGTCAGCCCCGAGTTCGTCCAGCGCGCAACATTCTTGTCGAGGCGGACAAGCTCCTCCGGCGTGACCTTGGGCTCGCCGCGGATGATGTTCGCGCCCCCGGACATGAAGCCACCGAGGACGAGGCCAACGAGCGTCTCGGTCGTCGCGTCCTCGTCCCAGAGCTGGCGCTCCGGGTCATAGACGCCAGCCGCCGTTGCATTGTTGAGGAAGGCCATGAAGCCCTCCTGCACACCCTCCTCGAAGGAGCCCTTGCCGGTGTCGATCAGGAAGCGCGCGATCCGGCCCATGACAGTGCGCCGGATCGGCGCCGGGATCCTGTTGAGCGCCATGCCGATCGGCACGGCCTCAGACGTGCCGAGGAAGCCCATGATGTTGGAGACGGCATAGGCCTCTTCCTGCGTCGCACCCGCCGCAATCGCCTCGTCATAAGCCTGCACCCGTGCGGCGTCAGCACCCATCTGCATGGTCGCCAGGAAGCCGCCCGGCGCCAGGGACGGGATCGCGAAGGCCGTCATCGAGCCAGCGCCCATTGCCAGCTGGTCCCAGAAACTGTCGGGCGGCGGCGGCGTGCCGAAGGCGTCCTCGACCCAGCGCTCGGCGTTCCGCCCCATCTCTTCGAACATCTTGGTGCGGTTGCCGACAAAGGCCGGGCCGTACTCCTCGACGTCAAGCCACTGGTTGATGCCCTGCTTCGCCTCGTCGAGGCGCTGCTGGTAAAGCTCGCGCTCCTCCGCGGTCATCGGCGAGACGCCGTCATCCGACAGCCCGCGCTCCAGGATCATGGCGTAGCGGTTCGCCTGCCGCTCAAGCTCCCTGACCCGCTCCGGCGCCTGGCTCTGGATCTCGAAGGCAAGGTTCGCATCCTTGATCCCGCGCGCGCGGATCATGCTCACCAGGACGCCGCTGGCGCCTTGTGTGAAGTATTGCCCCTTCTCCTTGGCATTTTTACCCTGCCGCTCCCACCAGGTCAGGTTCTCGAGATCGTCCTGGGCGATGGCCGCGTTCATGGTGTCGCCGAGCCAAGTCGCCGTGCGCGGCGCGTCCTTGAGGATGTCGCCGGTCTTCTTGGCCTTCAGCTGCTTGCCAAAGATCTCGGGCTGACGCACCGCAACCGCAGCCGGGATGTTCAGCTCGCGCTCGACCTCCATGCCTTGCAGCGCAGCATTGGGATCAGGCGCCTCGAAAAGAGACGTCTGGGCCTGGGACTGACGGCGAAGCTTGAGATCTTCCAGGTAATTATTTAGGTCGCGCTCTGCCATTTATCACCTGTAATAGGACGTCAGAGCCGTCAGCAGCATTTCCGCGCTCGGCACATACCGGATCTGGCCCTCGTCGTAATCCTGGTTCGCCGGGATGTCGTTGATCGAACGGAGCAGGCGATCGTAAACCACCAAGGCGTCTTCCGGCTTGACGATCTCGTCGCCGATCTTGAGCCCGCCCGCCTCGATCATCGCGTCGAGGCGCTCGCGCGTGATGTCGTCATCCTCGGTGCGCGTCGACCCGTCGAAGTCGAGATCGGACAGCGTCATCGTGTCCTCGGTGAACGGAAGCCAGCTCTCGTCGACCGAGATCTCAGTCAGCTGCGTGGTGATAAAGTCATCAACCGCCTTGTTGTCCTTCGCGAGATCCGGGTTCTCAGAGAGCCATCCGATGATGCGGCTCTGGAGCCTGGAGTACCTCTGGCGCTCGTTGTCGCTGCCCGCCTTGTTGATGCCGACCGACTTGAAGAGCGCGTCATAGCGCGACATGACCGTGCTGACCGTAACCGGGCTGCGATCCTCGGCCTGCGGGTTGATGACCTGGGCTCGCAGGTTCATCAGCTGCTTGAACTCGGTGTCGCCCATGTTCTCACGCCACTCGACGAGAGGCTCCATCTCGCGCAGCTGCTGGACCGCCTCCCGCGCGCCGGGCAGGCCAGAGCTGGCCTTCTGGACGAGGTTCACAGCCTCGTTGTACTGCTCCCAGCCGTACTCCGTCGTGACGTAGGACCGACCGCTCATCAGCGAGTTGGCGTAGCTCTCGAGCGCCGCCATCCCACGCATGCCGATGGCCTGGCGCTGGTCAGCCGTGAGGCCGTTGATCGGGTTCAGAGAGGGCGCGGCGCCCTCCACGGCCCACTGCGTGAGCTTCTCGTAGACGCTGTTCTGCGCCTGCTCGCGTTCCTGGCCGCGCTGCAGCTTGTCCCACTCCATCCGCGCGGTGTACTCGTTCACCGCCGCCTCGCGCTCAATCGGATCCTCGATGTCCATGAGGTCGCGCTCTTCGGTGGCCTGCGGTGCCTCTCCTCGCGGAGCCAGAATTGCGCCCTGTGCCCACTCGGGAACGCTCTCGCGCCCATAGCTCGGACCCCAGGCGCGCGTCGGGCCAACGTCGAAGTGCAGCGTGTTGTCATAGACACCCACCCCGCCAAAGCCAGCCTCGCGCGCCATGCGGATCAGCTCAACGCGTTCCTCCGTAGACATATGGCTGACGTCTATGTCGAACGCATTACCGTGAACATGCTGGCTGTTGTCCGCCCCTCCGACCGCCGCGTTGTGTTCCGGCGAGCGGTAGGCCGAGTTGATGTTGAAGGCCGTGCCGGCCATCGTCTCGAGCTGCGCCAGGGCGGCCTGCGCCCTGCCGGAGACGCCATCGCGATCATAGGCCGAGGCGCCTCTCTGGCGCCCTTCCCACTTCTTCATCTCGGGGATCAGCTCTCGCTCGATCGCGGCCCGCGCCTCTGCCGTGAACTCGTCCTTGTTGTCGCTGTAATAGGTCCACGCGGAAGCAGGGTTCACGGCCCACATGCGATTGACGATATTGGCATGCACCGAGGACCGCGCCTCGAGCAACTTCTGCTCGGTGACCTCAGGCGCCCAGCCCTGGCGCTCGGCCTTGTCCCGGATCTCCTGCTCCGCAAGCTTGATCCGGCTTGGAGCCAAGGCCGGGTTCGCGATGGCGTCATTGATGGCCGAGTTGATCCGCGCGTCAGCAGCGCCCTCCAGGTAGACCTTCCCCTGCTCGACAGAGTGCCGGTCGATCGAGGTCAGCGCCGACTGGCGGCGCGCCTCGAGCGCCTGCTCGGCGCGCGACCGCGCGGGAGGGCGCAGCCCGCCGAGGATCTCGTCATAGGCCTCTTGCAGGGAGTTGGAGACGCTCTCGCGGCGAGACATAGCGTTCTCGCCGCTCTCGTACATGAAGCCGTTCTCTTCGCCGTAGAGCGTCTCGCGGACGAGGTCCGAATACCGCGCGTCAGCATCCTTGGCCGCGGCGGTGTCCACCTCGTCCTGCCACTCCTGGAACATATCGCCGACCTGGCTGACGCCCTCGGCGAGATAGCCCACCTGGCTCTTCTGCGCGCGCAGGGGCGTTGCAGACGGCGTGCTGCGGCTTACACGTCTCTCATAGCGCGGGATGATCGCCATCGGTCACTCCATCAAGCGTAGCTGTCAGCCACCCAGCTGCGATACTTGGAGCCGACCTTCGCCCCCGTGGTCAGCAGCGTGCCCATCGGGCGGTAGAACCCCTCCGAGCGTGCAGCTGAAGCCTGGGTCTCGTAATTCGCAGACTGGACGTCCATGCCCTCCGCGCGGCGGCGGGCGTTCTCTCGGATGGTAAAGGCATCCTCTTCCGCCAGCATCTTGCTGTCGTCGAGGAGATCGATGGCATCGGCAGACGTCACGTCCACGCCGTTCGCGGCCATCGAAGCCCGTTGCCGCCCCTGGACGAGCGAGGCCCGCCGGCGGACCTTGTCGCTCTCCTCTCGACCCGCCTCGAGCGCGTTATCAGCTGCCACCTCGGCGTTGCGCGCGTTGGCCTTGGCAACGGCCTCTTGCGCCTTCGCGCTCTGCCTCTGGCCGTAGGCAGACATGATACCGGAGCCAAGGGTGGCAATCGTGGAAAGCGTCCCAAGCGTCCCGGCACCAGCTGCCGCGGTCCCGGCTGCTGCCGTCCCGGCTGCCGCGGTCCCGCCGAGCATGGTGCCCAAGGAGCTAAACGCGGCCCCTACTGCTGGCAAGCACATCTTCGGCCTCCATCTTGAAGTAGGCGAACGGGTGACCATCAACGTCGGCCACGTCGCCAGTGAAATTGAAACCGAGCCACTTCAGCCACCGGATGGCGACGCGGTTCTCGGTCGAAACCAAGTTCCAGAAAAAGTCGAACCCCTGGGACATCCAGGCGAGCTGCTCGTTCGACCGACGCAGGAACTCGACACGCACCTGGCGCATGCCGACCAGGTCGCTGGCGCACATCCAGGGATGCCCCACCGTGGAAAGCTCGGTCGGCGCCACGACGCCGTAGCACGCGACGATCTCGCCATCGACATAAGCCGCGGCGGATCGGCGCGAGCGCCGCAGCAGCATGTCGAGGTTCTCCTTCTCGCTCCTGCCGCGCGACATCACGCGAAACTCGAAGCGATCCATCTCGCGCATCTCTTCCGCCATGATCTTGGTGTCGGTTTCATCCATCGGCTTGATCATACTCTGCATGCTCATCTCCCGATAGAGTACTCAGGCGAGATCCCCAGGACCGTCACCGGCAGCGGGTTGTCCTGCTGCACCACGATCGTGCCGTCGCGGTTCCACTCGGGGTGGAGCTGCAGGCGCTGCATGCCGGTGAAAAGCTCGCTCACCGTCGCGAGGTCATCCGTCGAGTAAATCAGGTTTGCCATCTCGCGCCCGGTCGGCCCCATCTTCACGCCCCTGGTATCCTCGAGCTGGATGTAGACCGCCGACGCCTTCATCGGGCGACCGCGCGCCGCGCCGACGTCCTCGAGCTGGACAGGCGGCGGCAACGTCTCGATCTCGGCGCTGTAGGGAAGCCCGACATGGACCTTGCTTGCCGCCTCGGGCAGCGTCACCTGGCCGCTCGACACCGTCAAACCCTCGACCACCGCGCCATCGGCAAGTGCGACGACCGTCTCACCCTCCAGGTGGTCGAGCCCCGTGATCGTCGTGGTCGACGCGCCGTCATAGGTGATGCCGCAATCCACGAAGAAGGCATCGTCAGCAGTCGCGAACTCGCGGGTGTGCAGGCGCTCGACATAGCGCTTCGTCGTCCCGTTGATCGTGCGCTTCACGATCATGTACAGGCTGTCTTCCGTGCCCTCCGGGATCGCGCAGAGGCTCTCGACCTCGCCGTCGATCTCCATCTCCGTCCACGCCCAGACCTGGTGTTCGCGCTTGTACGTAAAGGCCAGGAGCTTCCCATTGTCGAGCGCGGTCCAGATGATCGAGTGGGGGTTTTTCTGGAACGCCCAGTCGCGGATCGTGCGCTGGTCGAAGTAATGCGAGGCAAAGATCGTCAGGTCGTTGCCGGTGTAGCCGTCAGCCTCGAAGGCATACCGCAGGTCGCGCACGCTCCACCCCGTGCGGTCGACGAAGAGGATCGTGTCCTCGACAATCAGGGATCGTACACCAGCCGCGCCGCTGTAGCCCTGCTGGGTCTGGATCGGGTTCGTCGCCAGCATGACGCCTTCAGGGCCAGTGACGGTGAACTCGCCCGAGCTGGTGAAGACCAGCAGCTCGCGCATCTGCGTCATGTCCCGCACGCGGTTGAGCTGCGAGCCCGTGATGTCCAGCTCGATCCGGTCGTCGTCCCGCAGGATCCTGGACTTCGTGAAGTTCTCGAAGTCACCCGTGCGGCTCATCCAGATCGTCTCGGGCTGGTTGTTGGACCCGGCGAACACAAGCCGCTGCTGGAACATCGTGACGTGCGACGGGTAATCGTTTGCGGCACCGAACAGGCCCGCAGACGTCACGGGCGTGACGGACAGGTCGGGCGAGATGTTGTCATCGATGAACGTGCTGTCGGAGGTGAACCCGATATACCCGAAGATCCCGTTGCGTTCCTTGTAGATGTTGTACTCGTCCGCGCTGCCCGTCCAAGTGATCGTGTTTTGCGCCCCGCTGATCGACAGGTCTTCTGCGCTCGCCACGCTGGCTTCCGTCGACGCAAAGCCCTCGACGCCATCGGTGACCGGGGAGACCTTGTAGGTGTACGTCTCCGAGCCAGTGCCGCCTGAGCTTACGCTCAGCCCGGTCGGCGCGGTAAGCGTGGGCTCGATGTCAATGTTCGCGAACGTGTAGCTCGTCGCCGAGGTCCGCTCCATGCGCTGCGGGAAGTACGACGGATGCGCGAACCACATCACGTCGATCGACTGCACGAAGTCGAGATCCTCGACATCGGTAGAGGCAAAGGGCGTCGTCGCCAGGTAATCGCTCACGCCATCCTGGACGAAGGCGGCGTTGTCGATGACCTTCATCTCCAGGTCGCCCATCAGCAGAACGTAGTTGTCGTTCGTGTCGCGCTCGAAAGGGATGAGCCGATGGTACTTGGTGCTGTCCATGACCTCGCCGACGAACTCGGTGCCGGCGCGGTTCGACACGCCGCCATGAGCATGCACGAAGACGTTTTTGCCGATCTTGAGGCCGATGTCGTACTTGGCGATATCGATCCGGCCATGCAGGCCGGGGCCGAGAACACCTGCTGCAAAGGACGGCTGAAATCTCGCGGTGGGCATCAGGTGATCCCCCGCTCCTGCAGCCAGTCAGGCGTCGGGCCAAATCCGAGCGGCGGCGTGTTGCGCTCATCGAGGGCGATGGCTTCGTCGAGGCGCGCCTGCGCCTGCTCACGGGCGAACTTCGCCTTGCCGGCATCCTCGGTCAGCGGGGCATAGACGCAGACAGCGCGCGCGCCTGGTTGTAGGTCTCGTTCACCCAGCGGATCGCGATGCTGTCGCCGGGGATCGCGTACTTGTACTCCCACTCGTCGCGATCGTTCGTCAGCTCGGCGAGAACGGCGCGCTTCGTCGCCCAGTTCCACCAGTGCTGCTCAAGAACGATCTGCCGGATCTCGTCATAGTGCAGATCGCACTGCGCGGCGGCAGGCGTGCCCTCGTCGATGGCCGTGATCGTGCCCACGCCGAGGTAGGTGGTCAGGCCGCGATTGCAGATCTGGACAATGGACGACATCGATGCACCTCATGGATGGAGGGGCCGGCCCGAAGGCCGACCCCGTTCTTCACTCTTCCTCGGTGGTCTTCTTGGGTGTCCGAGGCGCCTGCGGGCGGACCTTCTCCATCCAGCGACGCGAGAACTTGGTCTCTTCGACTTCGAAGACCTCGCCCTCGCGCGCCCAGGTGAAGTCAGGCTTTTGACCCGCCCGCTTCGCGCGCACCTTCACGGTCTTAGGCATTGGTCTGGATGCCCGTGGTCAGACCGGCCTTGACCTTGCCCGCGGTGGCGTTGGTGCCGCCCACGGTGTAATTCAGCCGCATGTACTGCTCGTCAGTACCCGGCGGAACCACCGTCACGCTGAGAACCTTGCCGGCGACGAGGTCCGCCGCAGCAACGGCGCCCGTGCTCGGGCACCTGGACCAGGATCTCGATGGCGTTGGCGCCGCCGATGTCGCGAACCAGAGCAGCCGGAGCGCCGGGGACGGTGTCCGTTGCGCCCAGGTTCATGTAGTTCGTCGACGCCGCGGTCGCGGTGATGGCCTGATCGTCAGAGAACAGGGCCTGTTTGTCCAGAAGCATGATGTCTCTCCTCTCGCTTCAAGGGTTACGGATCGGGGGCATCAGCCCCCGGCCCTGTCATTAGGTGACCTGCGCTTCGGCCTCGGAGATCGCATCGATGCGGTAGACCGGGTACTCGCCCCACATGGTCACCCGCTTGCCAGCGACTTCCTCGACACGCAGCTCGACGTTCGATTTGTTCAGCGCCTGCTTGCGCAGGAACTTCGCAACAGTCCGACCGACGTAGATGCAGGTCTTGCCCTGCACCAGCTCGCCCTTCATGTCGACGGAGGGCGCGCCCTTGTCGAGGACTTCCTCGGCGTCGATCATCAGGTCGAGCAGGTCAGCGCCAGAAGCGGCATCCTTGGTCAGGTCGCTGACGTCGATGTTGGCAACACGCGAGATGCAGCGCCAGTCCTGGACGGTCATGCCGATGTCCCACTTCATGTGGTCGACATAGACCTGCATCATGTTGCCAGAGCTGTCGCGCTTCGTGTCCTCGCCGAGGTCACGATGGTTGAAGCCCACCGGGGTGCCCTTCGGGTAGAGAAGGTTCGCACCGCGACCACCCCAGGTCACGAACCAGACGGACGTGTTGTCCGCGCCGGTGCCGCCGCCGTCGATGATCTGACGACCGGAGGCAACGCTGGTGTCGCTGAAGCGCGGCGCCAGCCCCATGAAGCCCTCCGGGGTCGTGGTGGTGTCGCCGTAGAACATGTTCTGCGCGACGAAGTTGTTGAAGCCCATCATCTTGGCGACGACTTCCGAGGCGCGGAATGCCTTCGCATTGCCGCCCAGGTCGGCGAGCGCCTTGTCGACCTCCGAGTAGTCCTCGATCATGCCGGTCGTGTCCTCGACCTGCATGGTTTCGGACTTCGACGGCTGGACCGTCTCGTTGTACATGCGGAAGGCCGGGGTCGGGATGCCGGTACGGATCGTGGTCCGGTGCTTGGTCCCGTTGTTGCATTCCACATAAGTCGCGTCGGCGAGGATGGGGTTCATCTTCTCCGCAGCTTCGATGATGGTCGACACGCGACCATCGGGGTCCGTCCTGGAGAGAATATCCACCAGAGACGGGTTCGTGAGGTTCAGTTCTGCCATTTTCTCACTCCGTTCTATCCGCTAAAGCGGAATATCAATCACGACCGTAGAGCGCATCCGTCATGGTCATCTTTGCCGTAGACTGGTTTGTCGTCGGCATAGATGGATCAGCGAGAAACTTGCCCGCACGGTAGAAGGCCTTGACGACCTCGGGATGCGAGCCCATGCCGGTCTCGTCCAAGATCTGCTTCAGACCGTCCGATCCGAACGTCTCGACCGCGGTCACGGCGACGGAGATGTTCTCGTCGAACTTGTCACCGCCGATCTCGGGGTCTTTTCTCGCCTCTTCTGCGAATTGCTCCATGGTCTGCTGAAGGCTCTCGTTCACCCGTTCTTTCTGCTGATCGACTTGCTGCAGCTGACGCTCTGCCGCCCACTTGAGCGCGTCCTTCGGCGTGGCATTGGGATTTTCCTTCAGCCATGCGTCCACGTCGCTCTCGAAGGCAGACCAGTCAGCAGCAAACTCCTCGGGCAGGTTCTCAGGTGCCGAAAGCACTGCTTCCGTCTCAGCTTCGGTGTTTTGCTCTCCTTTAGCCTCGACTTGGTCGGGGGATTTCTCCCCCTGCCCCGGCTGATTGCCGGTATCTGTGGCCTCGCCAGGCGCTTCGGGGGAAGCAGCATCAGACACGGGCTGGTCGCCCGGCGAGGCCTCCTGACCACCAGTCGGCGCCTCCGCGGCGACGCCCTCTCCGGCGTCGGCGGGCGCATACAGCGGTGTCAGGAATTTCGTAAGATCAATCGTCATCGGTGGCCCTCCTTGAACCCTGCTCGTCCACCGCCACTTGCATGAGCCGTTCGAACCGATCGTCGGCTTCTTCCATCATTTGGGCCATCACGCGCGGGCCGAAAGGCAGGATATGCTCCTTCAGCAGGCGCAGGCCAACATGGCGCTCGCCCTCCAGAAAGTTGGAGGACGCGTTCCCCGTGTACGTACTCGACAAGACGTGGCACTTGTCGAGGATCACCCACGCGATCATGCGCCCCTTCTCGCTGTCGAGGAAGGACGCCCACGCGTTGTGGACCTCACGCTCGAGAAGCTCGAGCGCGCGCTTCGTGACCTCGTCCTCGGTGTCGAGGTCCGAGATCAGCCAGTCCAGTTTGGGCTCGTCGCGAACCATCAGATTACCCTCTGCCGAGCGAGGCCTTCCTCGCCGCGCTCTGCCGTCTCACTGATGAGCTTACCCGCCTGCGCCAGCGGCTGGGCGTTCTCCATTAGCGCCTGCTGCTGCGCC